CAACTTAATGAAAACGGAGGTGCTGCGGCATGGAACTTTTGGAGAAGGTTAAAGCAAACCTCATATTGCAGCACAGCGAAGATGACGCACTTTTACAAGAGTATATCAAAGCCGCAGTGGCCTATGCAGAAAGCTATCAGAAAAAGCCGGAAGGATATTATGCCGAAAACCCAATGCCGCCTACTACTGAGCAGGCTGTCATTATGCTGTCGAGCCATTTCTACGAAAGCAGGGATGGCTCGACGGCTGGCTTTTTTGGGGATAGTGTGCAAGCAGGACAGCAGGTATGGAATACAGTTAACCTTTTGTTGCGGCTTGACCGGGATTGGAAGGTGTAAATATGGGCTTTGGGAAAATGAGAACTTTCGTGGATATTATCTCAACCAAGCCGGTTAAGGACAGTGAGGGATTTGCTGAAAAAGGTGATGTCATTCTCGCTTCGGTAAGGGCATACAAGGAAGACAGGCATGGCAGTGAAAAATGGGCAAACAGGGCGGCGTTTTCGCAGGCGTCCGCCCTGTTCCGCTTCCGTAAGATACCTAACCTGGAAATTACCACAGATCTTGTGCTTGTTTGCAGCGATGGCAGGTACAACATTGTCAGTGTAGAGGACGTAAAAGGGCGCGGAATGTATATTGAGGTGCTTGCGGAAAAGGTGAAATCAAGCAAAGCATAAGAGGAGGTGGCTGCAACGTGGCTAAGGTGGAAGTTAAAATGCCGGAAGAGTTCTTGCTCAAGTTATCCAGACTTGGAGAAAGGACAGACGAAATCATTCCCAAGGTACTGGAAGCAGGAGGAGAAGTAGTGCTTTCCAAAGTGAAGTCCAACCTGCAGGCGGTTATCGGAAGCGGCACTAAATACCCGTCCAGGGCAACCGGTGAATTGGTAAATGCTTTGGGACTCTCTCCTGCTAAACAGGACAGGGATGGAAACCACAACATAAAAATCGGCTTTACTGAACCAAGGAAAGATGGGGAAAGCAATGCGAAGATCGCTAATATTATTGAATACGGCAAGTCCGGGCAGCCTCCAAGACCCTTTTTGAAACCTGCAAAATCAGCTACAAGGAAGTCCTGCATCGAAGCAATGAAATCAAGACTGGAACAGGAGCTGGGTCGTATATGAGCATATTGTCAGAGTTAAACTCGTTATTGGATGCTTTGGGCATACCCATTGAAACAGGAGTATTTAGCGGTGTACCGCCGGATGAGTACCTTGTCATAACTCCGATGACAGATACATTTGAGGTTTTTGCAGACAACCGGCCTCAGGCTGAAACCCAGGAGGTACGGTTGTCTTTATTTATAAAGGGAAACTACACTGCCCGTAAAAACGAAATAGTGAACACATTGCTCCAAGCGGGCTTTACCATTACCGACAGGCGGTATATTGGCAATGAGGACGATACCGGCTATCACCACTATGCCATTGATGTGGCAAAAGAATATGAAGTAAAGGAGGAATGAGATACATGGCCACAATCGGACTGGACAGGTTATATTACGCCAAAATAACCGAGAATGAAAACGGAGAAGAGACCTATGACACGCCTGTTCCGCTGGCTAAGGCTATTACGGCAGAGCTTTCTGTGGAGCTGGCAGAGGCGACGCTTTATGCCGATGACGGGGCGGCAGAAGTGGTCAAGGAATTTCAAAGCGGCACCCTGACTCTTGGCGTTGCAGACATCGGAGTAGCCGCTGCAGAGGTTTTGACGGGAGCCACCCTTGATGACAATAATGTGCTGATTTCTGCCAGTGAGGATGGTGGCGCTCCTGTGGCAATCGGCTTTAGAGCCAAGAAAGCTAACGGCAAGTACAGGTATTTTTGGCTTTATAGGGTAAAATTCGGCATCCCGGCGACAAATCTGCAGACGAAGGGCGACAGCATTACCTTTTCGACCCCCACCATTGAAGGGACAGTCATGAGACGTAACAAACCAGATGGCCAAGGTAAACATCCCTGGAAGGCGGAGGTCAGCGAAGACGATCCCGGTGTATCGCCTGAAACTATTACCGGCTGGTATACGGAAGTTTATGAGCCGGTATTTGCTGTGGGAGGAGGCAGCGAATAATGCAGGATAATGACAGAAGCGCAATTATCAAAATCGGCGATGAAGAATATCAGCTTATTCTAACCACTAAAGCGACAAAGGAGATTGCAAAAAGGTACGGCGGTCTTGAAAACCTCGGCACGAAACTGATGAAAACCGAGAACTTCGAGATGGCTCTTGACGAAGTGGTATGGCTGATTACACTGCTGGCTAACCAGAGCATTTTGATACACAACCTTAAAAATCAGGATAAGCGTGAACTCCTGACTGAAGAGACAGTGGAACTTCTCACATCTCCTTTGGAACTGGCAGCATATAAAGACGCTATCATGGAAGCAATGTTCAAGGGTACCAAAAGAAATGTTGAAAGTGAGGATGACTTAAAAAACACACCGGCCGAGTGAGCGATGAGGAATTGTTCACTCGGCTTTTGTATTACGGGACTGTTCAGCTTAACCGTTCAGAGGAAGAAGTATGGCTCATGCCTATTGGACACTTGCTGGACTTATGGGAGTGTCACAAGCAGTTTTTAGGGCTGGCCAAACCAAAACGGATGCTGACCATTGATGACGTGATACCTTATGGAATTTAAAAATATTGCAGGAAAGGAGGCGGTTATGTGGCAGACAATTTTGGCTTGAAGATCGGGATTGAAGGCGAAAAGGAATTTAAAAACGCCATTCGTGAGATCAACCAAAGCTTTAAGGTACTGGGTAGTGAAATGAACCTGGTTGCGTCTCAGTTCGACAAGCAGGATAAATCAGTTGAAGCTGTTACTGCAAGAAATAAGGTGCTTAACAAAGAGATTGAATTACAGAAAGAAAAAATAGCTACTTTGGAAAAAGCGCTTGCCAATGCCGCCTCATCTTTCGGAGAAACCGACAGGCGTACTCAGTCATGGCAAATACAGCTTAATAATGCCAAAGCCGAGCTGAACAAAATGGAACGCGAGCTCGAACAGTCTGCTGAAAGTGCAGACGAGCTTGGGGACGAATTGAAGGAAAGTGGCGACAATGCCGAAAAATCCAGCTCGAAATTTGAAAAGCTAGGCAGCGTTCTTAAAGGTGTTGGCGTAGCTATGGGTGCTGCAACGGCCGCAGCGGGCGCAGCAGCAATCAAGCTGGGAAAAGAGGTCGTGGAGCAGTTTGGTGAACTTGAGCAGAACCTTGGCGGTTCTGAAGCTGTGTTTGGCGAATATGCTGCACGTATCCAAAAAACAGGAGAAGAAGCTTACAAGAATCTGGGCTTGTCTCAATCCGAGTACCTTGCCACCGCCAATAAAATGGGCGCACTGTTTCAGGGTGCTGGGGTCGATCAGCAAAAAAGTCTGGAGCTTACCGAGAAGGCTATGCAGAGGGCGGCAGATATGGCTTCGGTTATGGGCATTGACATGCAGACTGCTATGGAATCCATCGCCGGTGCTGCCAAGGGTAACTTCACCATGATGGATAATCTGGGTGTCGCCATGAACGCCACTACTATTGAAGCTTATGCCCTTGCAAAAGGGCTGGACTTTGCTTGGAATAGCGCAACCAATGCCGAAAAGGCTGAGATCGCAATGCAGATGTTTTTAGAAAAAACCGAGCAGTACGCAGGTAATTTCGCAAGAGAATCTACCCAGACCATCAGTGGTTCCATTGGACTTCTGCAAGCCTCTCTAAGTTCGTTTATAGCAGGACTTGGCAATGCGAACGCTGATATGACGAACCTAACGCAAAATCTTGTGGATGCCTTTCAGGCTGTAGTTAAAAATATCGTACCGGTTTTGGAAAATATAGTGGCCGCTCTGCCGGAGGCAACCGGTGCTATTATCTCAGCAGTCAAAGATCTGCTTCCCATGCTGTTGCAAACTGTAACTGAATTGTTCTCTCAGGTGCTTCAAACTCTCTTGAGCCTGCTGCCGGAGCTGATCCCGGCGGCAGTAGATGCAGTTATGACCATTGCAGGCGCACTCATTGATAACCTGCCTTTACTTATTGATGCTGCGGTGCAGTTAATCACCGCGCTGGTAATGGGACTCGGGGAAGCCTTACCGGAACTAATTCCGGCAGCGGTTCAAGCGGTAATCACCATCGTGCAAGGGCTGCTGGACAATATGGACAAAATCCTTGAGGCTGCTTTCACATTGATTCAAGGACTTGCGCAGGGACTTTTAAACGCCTTGCCAGAACTCATCGAGGCTCTGCCGAGGATTATTGCGTCAATTATTGACTTTGTGACAAACAATATGCCAAAGATCATAGAATTGGGAATCATGCTTGTCGTACAGCTTGCTGCCGGGCTTGTAAAAGCCATTCCTGAATTAGTAAAGTCTTTACCTCAGATTGTTGCGGCTATTATAGAAGGTTTGGGTAAGGCGGTTGTTTCGGTGGTTGAGATCGGTAAGAACATTGTAAAAGGCATCTGGGAAGGTATTAAAAGCCTTGGTAGCTGGATTAAGGATAAGGTTTCCGGTTTCTTTTCCGGTATAGTTGATGGAGTAAAGAATTTTCTCGGAATCAGATCTCCGTCCACTGTTTTTGAAGGCATTGGCGGCAATATGGCACTGGGTATTGGCGAGGGATTCGACAAGGCTATGGCCAGAGTGGCCGACGATATGCAAAATGCAGTGCCGACTGACTTTAATATATACCCTGACATTAATGTAAGCGGACGAGGCGGATCAAGTGGTTTAGCTTCCGGCCCACTTGTTGTAGTGCAGCAGATGATTGTACGTGGTGAAGAAGACATCCGCAGGATTTCACAGGAGTTATATAACCTGATGCAGACAGGTTCAAGGGCGCAGGGACGTTTTATAACAGCGTAATGGAGGGAAGCATATGGGATTTATCTACAACGGAATATCGTCGCAAAGTATGAAAATACGGGCAAGACTTACCAAATGGCAGGTCTCCCCTGCCCTGCGCAATTCCTTTGAAACTGTGCCGGGCAAAGCAGGTATTGCAGATTTTGGCTGCGACATATCAGAACGAAACATAATAATTAGCTGTAGTGTGCTTCCCCAGCGCAGTTTTGCTGAGCTTGTATCGGTTCTTGATAATGTTGCAGAATGGTTAAATCCGGAAAACGGGCTTAAACAACTTGTTATAGATGATTTGCCCGACCGATATTTCATGGCTCGCTTATCAGAAGCGGTTGACTGTGAGCGGATATTGCGGACAGCGGGCAGCTTTGAACTTCGGTTTGTTTGTCCCGACCCGTATGTTTACGCGTTGGAAGATGAGATATTTGTTCTTTCTGAAACAGGTCTGCATGAGTTGGAGAGGGTTAAAGGAAATACGGATTCCAATCCGGTTTATCTCTTGAAGGGTTTGATATCAACGTCCTCATCAAGCTATATTTCGCTTATTACAAACGGCGAGGAATTGCGAATTGTTGGCTCATTATCTGAAGGTGAAACTCTGATTGTCGACTCCGGCATGGTAACAGCTAAGGTTATTGATGAAACAGGCGGAACCTTGAGAAATGGTCTTCCCAGCCTGCAGGATCTGAATTTTCCAATTCTCAGGAAAGGTGTTAATCATATTGAGATTGCCGCAGAAAACGCGACCTTTACTGAGTTAAAAATACAGGCAAAAAGCAGATGGAGGTGATAACATGGCGATAAAATCAATCCTGACGAACCAAGAGGATTTTACCGGTGAGTTTCCTGTAACATCAAGGACGTCTGCTTTATGGCGATTTAATGAAAAAACACCAGACGAAAATCTTCAGCTTATAGACTCATCGGGACATGGCAGACATTTTACCATCTCCGGCTGGTCAGGGACATCGGCAAACCTTATTGCTGGAAGATTCGGAAGATACTTCAGGCAAAATATTGTTAATCCGACTTCTGAAAAGACCCATCTTATAGCAGAAAATGATGGGAGTTTCTTTAGCAATCTGGGCGAAAAGATTGTTGTAGGCGGTTGGATTAATCCTACCACCTATTCGGTCGGCCAGACATATATACCCATATTCAATACCCGCCAAGGACCCGGTCAGCCAATTTTTTATGTTTCACTTTATCAAGGAAGACTTAGGCTGATGTTGTATAACTCCTCCGGCACACTAATCTACGACCAGAGTGAAACAGCTACCATTACCTTGAAAAACGGCGGCTGGTATTTTATCGCCTCCATCATTGAAGTAAGCAACAAAAAGGTACAGAACATCATATGCGATCGCAGCGACGGGGCAACCTGGGTGTCGCCTGTGCGTTCCTTTTCGGGAGAATTGAACCGGGAATGTATAGCGAATATTATTATGGGTATGCATGCAAATACCTACTACTATGCCGGAGGCTTTGATGACTGGTTTCTGGAAACGGACTCACAGCTTACAGCTGATGATTTGCTGCTATATTTTAAGTCGTCTTTACATGCAAACGGTGGGGATGCGGCTTCGGATGTAGATGCTTTGGCAGAGCCTGGCGCAGTCACCCTTAAAGCAACAGATGGCGAGTATCCTGCAAGTGGCGTACTTTATACAAGGGCGGTTCCATGTGCATTATCGGGCAGCGGTCGTGTAGCTGTCGCAAGCGAATATACTGCAGGTGTTACTTCAGTGTCTATAGTAGAGACCAGCACAAGCGATGATCTTGAAGAATGGTCTGCATGGCAGGCTGTGGGAACCAGCGGTGAACTTCAATCGCCAAATCGGCAATATATAAGGTTCCGTGTTACCCTTACCAGCAGCGATCCGTTGAGGACGCCAAAACTTCTGGAAATACAGCTTCATGATATACCGAAAGCGGCCTATGAGAAATTAGGCTTTGCCCGTCCTGTTGTTTTGGACAGAAACGGAGCATGGGAAGCTGTTCTTGAAAATGCCTTTGATATTATTGTCACCGGCGAGGTAAACGGTGCGGATACTCTGGAATTCAAACTTCCGTTCCATGATCCAAAAAGAAACGTACTAGAAAATGAAAAGCAGGTGCAGATTGTAAATGACATTTACCGGATCCGTACCTTGACGGACAATAAAAGCGAAGATGGGCGAGTTATCACGCAAGTATATGCTGAAGCGGTGTTTTACGATCTGTCTTTCAGTGCGGAAAAAGAACCTATGGACTTTAATGCAGATACTGCAGATGTTCCAATGCAATATGCACTCCTTGGTACAGGCTGGACAGTAGGAAATGTTACTGTCACTACGAAACGGACATGGCAGTGTACAGAAAAAAACACCTTATCCATCCTTCGAGCCGTACAGAACATCTATGGCGGCGACCTTGTGTTTGACAGCGCCAACCGTCAGGTACACCTTTTGACTTTCAGCGGTACCGACAGCGGAGCGCTTTTTTCATATAGAAAGAACCTGAAAAGTATTCAGCGGGTAGTCGATACACGCGAATTAGTGACAAGGCTATATGCTTATGGGAAGGACGGAATGACCTTTGCTTCAATTAACGGAGGCAAGGAATATGTGGAAGATTACAGTTTTTCCAGTGAAGTAAGGGTGTCGACGCTTGACTGTTCGTCGTTTACGAATCCGTATCAGATGTTGGAATATGCAAAAATGCGGCTTGCAGAATACTCGAAGCCTCGCGTTTCATATGTGCTGTCGGCAATGGATCTATCTGCACTGACCGGTTATGAGCATGAAGCATGGAAACTGGGTGATATTGTAACGGTAGACGATAAGGAACTAGGCCTTCTGGTAAAGACACGTGTTGTGCGAAGGCAGTACAACTTGCAGGAGCCTTGGAAAACAGTAATCGAGCTTTCAACTAAACTGCGGGAACTCGGAGATTCTTCAGCACAGTGGGACAAGGCAGCAGATGCGCTGTCCTCTGCAGAGCTGATAAATCGTCAGGAAATTAAAGATATGGTACCATTCAACCATCTGCGCAATTCCCGGGCAGATGACGGTTTTGCCTACTGGGTCAATTCCGGTTTTGAAGTGGACACTGAAAATGGTGTTTCGGGAACTGCTTCCTTCAAGGCTGTCGGTGTACCTGGTATGACAAAGAGCCTGTCACAGACGGTATATCCGGCAACGCGCAAAAGCTACACTTTTTCAGCACAAATTGCTTCCGAAAACCTTGAAAAGGGTGAAAACGGCCAGGTGGGCGTTGAAGTGGTTATTGAATACGAGGATGGTACAACAGAAACAAGATTTATAGACCTGATTTGAGGGTGGTGGATATGGCATATTTCAATCAGATTGTACACAGTTTCTCTCCGAAAAGTATCAGCAGAGTCAAGTCTATCACCATCAGGCTGTGCGTCACTGACTGCACCGGCACAGTTTACTTTACTGATTTATTGCTTCAAGGCGGCTCGGTTTCCACTGGATGGATCGGGCATGTATGCGAAATCCAGTGGACATTGGACGGATAAATAGGAGCAGGAGGTATTAATATGGTATAATTTGTTTGATTTATATTTTTGAAAGGATGTGTCGAAGTTGGATAATAGCAAAATTAAACAGTTTCCCATAACATATTCGCAACGCCGAAAGAACTCCCTTGGCCCATTGCATGTAGAATGCCAAATCTCTGGGAGGTATTTAAAGTTTTACAAAAACTCATCGATGTTACAAGGAGGCGAATTCATTACTCTGGATGTAATGGCGACGCCTACTGAAGATGGGAAAGCATCAAAAAAGATATGTCAAATGATTGTAACGAGAGAAGATTTAATAGAAGCTTTAAATAATATAACTCCTGGAGAATAAGGTATTGTAAAAATATTAATCCAGTTTTGTTATAAGAGATCGCATCAGCGGTCTTTTTTATTTTATCTGGAGTGTTGACGATGGCAAAAAACAGCTTTATCAGGTTCGCAGAAACGTTAATAATCAAAAAAGAAATGCGCGTGGTCAGTATAACAATTCGTCTGATGATCACAGATTGTACCGGAACTATATATTTCACCGACCTGCAGCTTCAGGATGGAGACCAATTGACAGGTTATACCGTCCACACGAGTAAAATGCTTACGAAGATGCAAGAAAACGGGCAGCCAGTCCTGCCTCGGCATTATAATGGTGTGGTGCGGACAGCGGAGACTGTAGTTTTATTCAACCTTGGCAAAACTTCTGCTGGTCTTGACTGCTATATCTACCCTATACAGGATATGGCCGCAGGTAGTATTGAACTATCCCAAGGTATGGGTGCGCATAAGGTGATGTTTCTTGACCCGGTTAACGCAGGCGATGAGCTGGCGCTTAAGGCTTCTACTCGCCAATGCCTTAAAAACGGAAGTCCCACTCGTAAGGATGGGTTTTATCAATACTCTGCGGCATGGGATAGCAAACATATGGTGAAGCTGGAAGAGAGGAAATCGGCGCGGGTGCTCTTTGAATTTCAGGAGATGCAGGAAGGCGGTGACCGGTTGTGAGGGATTTCTTAAAAGGTAAGCGGTGCATGGTGTGGAGTTTTATGGGTAATGCCCGAATGTATGAAGCGCTTAGAGACTACGGCGACCGCTTTGATACGGTAGGCATTTTTACTTTTGAGGTTGACGCAACAGGCACAATCACTGAAACCGGTACCAGCATCAGCAGCATGCTACCGTATATTCAAAAATGGCCGCACATTAAGTGGCTGCTCACTATTATGAATCATGGAATAGCCAGTATCTTTACTGCACTTCGCAACAACGAAAACGGTGCAAAGGATAAGTTTCTTACTGAAATCATCCGAATCATGAACAAGTATCCATGGTGCGCTGGGGTAGATATTGACCTGGAGCGCGGCGGCGGTTATGAAAACAAGGATGCGGCGAATGCACTATTTAGGGATATATACAATACAGTTAAGTCTTATGATGAAACAAAGCTTGTCAACATCTGCCTGCCGGGCATGACTGGTGTTCAAGGCTCGGTGGGCGGCGAGAACTGGTGCGTATATGCGGATCTGAACGCCTATTGCGATACTGCAGCCATTATGAGCTACGGCATGGCATGGGCGGGTTCTGCTCCCGGCCCGGTATCTCCTCGTGACTGGCTTGAGGGCATATATGATTATGCTGTTTCCGTTATGTCACCGGAAAAAATATTCATGGGTCTGCCTGCCTATGGCTGGAACTGGAGAATCCATGATACACCTGAAAACCTTGGAGTAACCTATCGAGGAGTGTCTAATACCTACTATGCGGCTAAATATTGGATGATTGGGGTTTACAATTTCACCGGTGATGCACCGCCCCAGCCGTTCATTCCTATTGTGGCCTACTGGGACGACTATAACAAAGTACCATGGGCTCTTCCCCATGTATATGACTATATGGAAGGATGGGATGCCGTATCCTGGGAATACCCGCTGCTAAAAGGGGTCTACAACAGGCGGAGATATTTGACAGGCTATGGCAAGGAGCAGAAAGCGGAGTTCGGAACCATTTATATTGACAGAAACGGAGTTCCGGATGAATACGAAGGGAATGTCATTGTTACTGATGAGATGGCTTCGCTGGGAGATGACCAGGCGTCGGCAGATTACCTGTTCGAGATAACGGAAGCGGGATATTACGATATCGCAGTTCAGCTTTGCTTTCCCTACTGGGACAAAAATGTGATTGTGATCTCCTTGGACAGTGACGCAAAGACCTTCAGTGAGAACCGTCTGTGGTGGCCATACTGGAGAAGAATTTGCTGGTTGACACTTGCGAAGGGTGTATTTCTTCAAAAGGGAATGCATGCTGTCAGCATCAGTGGTGGTGTACCGGGAGTCCAGTTTTATGGTTTTAGGGTTTGCAGTGGATTTTCGGAGCACCCCTTTGCCGGTGAAGCCAGCTTTATGCTCTCTCCCCGGCAATTCAAGGATGTAAATGGTGTGATGGTTGAGCCGGATCGAGGGTTTAAACTGACATTTGAAATGTTGCGAAGAAAACCCGACTCGGCGCTTATTTGGTATGAGGATTTTCGGGACAGGAACATCCTGCCTGAAAACTACTGGACTGTGTTGGATGGCGAATGGGATGTTTGGCAAGACCCAGACAGCACAGAAAGTCGTCCATATTCCCAGCTTGAGGGATATGGCAAACTTGCATGGAAATACGAAGGGTTTTCCGATATTCATATCCGGGCAAGGCTGGCCTTCCCTCAAAATAGCAGCGGACGGGCTGGGGTGTTCCTTGGGGATATTTTTTGCTGCTTAAATTATGACACGCAAAGAGTCGAGCTTTATCAAGGTACTTCCTTGCTTGGTAGCTACTCCACCAGTTTCTCAAAAACTGCAGATGCCGATCTTCGTGTTAATCCAAATATGTATACTATAGAGATGCGAAAACGCGGCAATAAGGTAAGAGTATATTCCGGTGCAGCTTCAACCCTGCGCTTCACAGTGAATGTAAACGGTGGCAGTGGTTATGCAGGATACTGTTCAGACAACCGGACGGTATGCGAGCTGCTGCGACTGGGCGATGCGTGGGTATATGAACCATACGAGCGTTTTGATGTGGAGCTTCCGGATGGAACTATAACCAGCTTTGGCAGGCTTGCTCGCACTGGTGTCACGTGGGATGATGAATTTCAGGTGTTTTCAGTAAACAGCGATGTGGAGGAATCGGCAACTCGCAGTGAGGACATTTCGATGGACTATGATTTTTTCCATTCGCAGCTTTTGGCGCTTTCCTGCGGTAATAACTATGAAGTAAAAATTATACCGAAAGACATCAATATCTGGATATCCCGTCTCTTCCTCGGAGATGCGGATGGTTTTTCTATTCTGTATTATCAGGATGTGGACAGCCTTGTTTACTGGGCAAACGAAGCGGCTTATCGATGGAAACTGCGAGGCATAGCTATCTGGTCGCTTGGGCAGGAGGATATGCGGCTGTGGGAGGCGCTTCCGAAGCAAATATAGATTAGAAGTTTTATTTATTCAGCGCTTTGCTTTAAGGCAGGGCGCTTTTTTATACGCAAAATTCAAGTTGAACGGAGGGTTAAGACAATGAAAACAGTATGGAACTGGGTACAGGCGGTTTTTACTGCTATTGGTGGATTTCTTGGCTGGTTTCTTGGAGGGCTGGATGGATTTTTATATGCTCTCGTCGCTTTTGTAGCCATTGACTATGTGACCGGAGTGATGTGTGCCGTTGTAGACAGAAAGCTTTCGAGTGAAATCGGGGCCAAGGGCATCTTTAAGAAGGTGCTTATTTTTGTACTTGTGGGTGTGGGACACATAATCGACAGCCAGGTGCTCGGCAACGGCGGGGCAATCCGGACAGCGGTGATTTTCTTTTACCTGAGTAACGAGGGGATTTCAATTCTTGAGAATGCAGCCCATATAGGACTGCCCATTCCTGAAAAGCTGAAGAATGCGTTGGAGCAACTGCATGGGCGCTCAAATGAGGAGGATGAGAAAAAATGAAGCTTTTTACTAAATACATGACGCGAAACGACTGTTATACAGCAGGTCGGAAAATAACGCCTAAAGGAATCATGGTACATTCGACGGCTGTGCCTGGCGTAATGGCTGCTGACTGGTTTTCTCGCTGGAACAAATCTTATAAAGCTGGTGAAATAAATAGGCAGGTCTGTGTACACGCCTTTGTAGACGATAAAGAGGTTTGGCAATACTTGCCTTGGGATCATCGCGGGTGGCATGCAGGAGGATCCGCCAACAATACCCATATTGGCTTTGAAATCTGTGAGCCCGCCGGGTTTTCGTATAAATCCGGGTCGGTAATGGTGGGTTATGATGCAGCAAAGCAGGAAGATTATTTCCGCAAAGCATGGCAGAACGCTGTTGAACTCTGCGTTATGCTCTGCAGAGAGTACGGACTTGACGAGAATGACATAATCTGCCACTCCGAAGGGCATAAGCTCGGCATAGCTAGCAACCATGCTGATGTGATGCACTGGTTCCCCAAGCATGGGGAGAGTATGGAAACCTTCCGCAAAGCAGTAAAAAAAGCGCTGGAGAACAGTACAGATACCAATACGGATATTGGAATTGGCGACATGGTGGAGTTTAAGGACAGCGCAAAAAACTACTACCCCGGCAGTGTGGCAATTCCAACGTGGGTCAAAAATGACTATTACCACAGGGTCACTCAGACTTTATACAAAGGCAAGCCGGTCGTAAAAGGTGGTAAAGAATGTGTTTTGCTTGGCAAAAAGGTTAAGAAATCTGGCGGTCAAGAAATTGGAGGCATAAACACTTGGGTAGCAAAAGAAAACCTTGTAATTGTAAACAACATTTCTGATAACAAGGGCAATAGAACCTATACAGTGCAAAAAGGCGACACCTTATGGAGAATAGCGGAAAAAGAACTCGGTAGAGGAGCAAGATATCCGGAGATTAAGAAACTCAATGAACTAACCTCAGATACTATTTACCCCGGACAAGTTTTGAAGTTGCCGGAATAACGATAAAGGACAGCCAATCGAGGCTGTCCTAAGTTTTTATAGGAGGTGCTTTGATGATAGAGGCGGCTAATCATTTACCATATAACCCGCAGGATATTAACTATACAAAGATAACACAGGAGGAAATTCAAAGAGAGGTTGATTACTGGCGGGCATATAAAATTCTGCAGAGGATGCTTAAAGCGGGACTGATTTCTGAAGAAGAATTCAACAAAATCGACAAGTTGAACCGCAAAACTTTCTCGCCAATGTATGCACAGCTTATGGCCTAATTGGCTTGCTATTAGCGGCACACAGAGGTAACATGTCACATACCCAAAGGAGGTGAAAACAGTGAGAAAGGTAACGAGGATTGATGGGAACAATGCTCTCCAAGCTTTCAAGCCGAAGGTGAGGGTAGCGGCTTATTGCAGGGTTTCAACAGACAGTGATGAACAAATGGCAAGCCTGGAAGCACAAAAGGACCATTATGAATCCTATATAAAAGCAAATCCTGATTGGGAATTTGCAGGGATTTATTATGATGAAGGCATTTCAGGCACAAAAAAGGAAAACCGAACTGGACTTTTAAGGCTGCTTGCAGACTGTGAAAAAAGAAAAATTGACTTTATTATAACCAAGTCAGTCAGCAGGTTTGCCAGAAATACAACCGACTGCATTGAGATGGTACGAAAACTTACCGATCTCGGTGTTTTCATCTATTTTGAGAAAGAGAATATAAACACGCAGCGCATGGATGGCGAATTAGTGCTGACAATTTTGAGCAGCCTTGCAGAAAACGAATCCCTATCCATTGCTGAAAATAGTAAGTGGTCTATCAGACGCAGGTTCCAAAACGGAACATATAAGATATCATACCCTCCCTATGGTTACGATTATGTGGATGGAAAGCTATTTATCAATAAAGAACAGGCTGAAATCGTAAAGCGGATTTTTTCTGAGACATTGGCCGGTAAAGGCACACAAAAAATTGCAGATGGGCTAAATTCGGATAAAATACCAACAAAGAGAAGTTCACATTGGACAGCGACCACTATCCGCGGTATTCTTAGCAATGAAAAATATACCGGGGATGTCCTTCTGCAAAAGACCTATACAGATGAGAATTTTAAACGGCATTATAATCATGGGGAAAGAGATCAATACATGATAAAGGATCATCATGAAGCTATTATATCCCATGAGGAATTTGAAGCCGTCCAAGAGATATTAAGGCAAAGAGGAAAAGAAAAAGGTGTAATCAAGGGAAGCAATAAATATTTAAACCGCTACCTTTTCTCGGGGAAAATCAAATGCGCAGAATGTGGCAGCAGTTTTAAGCGTCGAATTCATGGCAGCGGTGACCGTAAATATATTGCATGGTGCTGCACAAAGCACATAAAGGACGCTTCGGCTTGTTCAATGAAATTTGTCAGAGAGGATGAGATCCATCAGGCCTTTGTTATTATGATGAATAAGCTAATTTTCGGTCATAAGTTCATTCTAAGGCCATTGCTGCAAAGCTTGAAGAAAACAAATTACTCAGATAACATAACTAAGATTCAGGAGCTGGAAACTAAAATAAAAGAAAATACAGAGCGGGTTCAGGTTATTATGGGACTTATGGCCAAAGGATACCTGGAACCCGCTCTTTTTAATACACAGAAAAATGAGCTGCTCAAAGAAGCAGCCATATTAAAAGAACAAAAAGAAGCCATAAAACGCGCAATCGATGGGGGCATGACTGCTCTTGTTGAGGTTGAGAAGCTTCTTAAATTTGCAACGAAAGCTGAAAAGCAGATTGATACATTTGATAGCGAAATATTTGAGAACTTTATTGAAGAAATCATTGTGTTTTCACAGGAGGAAATAGGTTTCAAAATGAAATGCGGATTGAACCTGAGGGAAAGGATGGTGAGATGATGAGCCATATACCTTTTGGGTATACCATTCAAAACGGCAGGGCTGTTGTTAATGAAAAGGAAGCAATTAAGATTAAGGAATTATTTGAGGCTTATCTTTCCGGACTTTCTTTAACCGAGGCGGCTAAGAAAGCGGGCATTAAGCGCTACCACACATCTATTACAAGAATGCTGGCAGATAAACGGTATGTTGAGGATAAATTCTATCCGCCAATTATCAGCAGGGACACATTCGAAAAAGCACAACTTGAGAGACGCAGGCGAGCTGAGGCGCTTGGCAGGATTTATGAACATAAAGGAAATGAGAAGAAATGCCCAAGTTTTAGGTTTTACACTTCAATACCAGATAAACTATTCGACGATCCATTTCAGCAAGCAGAGTATGCTTATAGTCTTATTAAGAGCGAGGTGATTTTAGATGACAACGAGGAATGTTACGGTAATTCCTGCTCGTAAACGGATTGGGAATAGTGCAAAGGCTGAGGAATTGCCTAAGCTTCGGGTAGCAGCCTATTGCCGCGTATCTACGGACAGCGAGGAGCAGGCAACCAGTTATGAAGCACAGATTGAGCATTACACAAACTA